CAATCACGACGATGACTAACTTACTGGAGCAATTCAGCGATGAACTACGAAGAAGCGGCAACACGTTACGCTAGCGTGCGTACCGATATAGACAACCTTGACCGAGAATACAAAGCCAACAAAGCGGCGTTGAAGGAAAAGCTTGTCTTACTTGAAAACTGGTTTACTGCGCGTGCGCAGGAAGATGGACTGGAATCTATAAAAACTTCACTTGGCACTGCTTACTGGTCTGCGCATCAGTCTGCAACTGTCGCCTGCCGAGAAGATTTCTTTGCGTTCTGTAAAGAACATGACGCTTGGGAGCTTGTGGAGTCTAGGGCTTCCAAAACTGCTGTCCGTGACCACCTTGAAACCCATGGCGAACTTCCGCCGGGAATAAACTATAACACTGTAAGGGTGTTTAACTTCCGCCGTAACCAAAAGAGGGACTAACCCATGAACAATGTAATGAACGTACCAGACCATATCGCTGACCGAATTCGCCAGCGTCAAGAAACAGGCAAGAAGTCTGCCGTAGCAGGGGCCATCGTTGGCTCGGGCGGCGAGGGTGCTAGCCTACCGCGTATAAGTATCCGCTCGTCACGCTACCGGCTAATTGAGTCGGGGGTTGAGACTGTAGTAGGAACTTCTTTAGACGTAGTTATTGTGGGTGCTAACCCCCGCGTCTCAAAAGTTTTCTACGGTTCCGCGTACGATGGGGAGAATACTGCGCCAAGTTGTTTTTCAAATGACGGCATAAAGCCTCACGCCTCTGTGGAGAATCCCGTTTGCGCGAGTTGCGCAGGGTGCCCTAATAACGAATTAGGTTCAAAAATACTTCCCAGTGGTAGCAAGTCTAAGTTATGCTCTGACCAACGGCATTTAGCTGTCGTTGCCGCCGCTGATCCCCACAAGGTCTACAGCCTTACAATCCCGGTTTCAGCTATGCGCGGTTTGAGAGAATACTTCAAAGAACTGGGGAACTATGGCTTAACCCCTGAAGAAGTTATTACTGAGCTTGGTTTTGATGACGAGGCTAGCTATCCTAAAATTGTTTTTAAGCATAAAGGATACGTGCCCGAAGGTAAGTTAGACGATTTGGAGAAGCTGACAGAACACGACTCGGTTAAGTTAGCTACTCGCCAAATAGAGCTAAACAGCGCGTCTTTAGCGGCCCCTTCAACTAGCAATAAACTAGAGGCAAAACAAGAAGTGGCTGAAGAAGCACCTGCACCAAAAACCAAGCCCAAACTAGAGCCAGTAAAGGCATCGGACGATTTAGCTGACAGCATAGCTAGCTTGTTTGATGAATAATTTAACTGTGGAACAGCCCCGTTGCGAACGGGGCTTTTTTGTCTAGGGGGTACGCGTGGAGACGAAGGAGTTTCTTGAACGAGTCCACGCCAAGTCAGATCAGTTAATAGTATGTTGTTGGAAGCCAGACCCACAAGGTAATGTAAAAGAGGGGTTTTTTTGGCAGGAGGCTTCCTATACTTATGACGATTTTGACAAGGCGGCAGAACGGATAGCGAAGTGCGACAAGCACCCAAGTGTTACTGTTTATTATACGGTAGGCTCATTCTCTGGTCACGAGTATGTGAGCGCCAATGGCAAAACAAAGTGGTACAGAAAAACAGAATTTGCTAGGCATTTCAAAGCCTTAGCGTTTGATTTGGACATAGGGCCAGACAAACAATACACAAATCAAATAGATGCAGTGGTGGCACTTAAAAAAGTGCTGTCGTCTATGGATATGCCGTTCCCTATGCTGGTGTCATCAGGCAACGGGCTTCATGTTTATTGGCCCTTGACGCAGGAGCTACCGACTAAAACGTGGGTGCAGTTGTCCAAGGCATTACGCAGAGCGCTGGCTGAACATAATTTAGTTATTGATAATTCAAAAATCCACGACCCGTCTATGGTATTGCGACCCGTGGGTTCTCACCACAAGAAATCAACTACATGGAAGCCGGTCAAAGTCGTAAAGGATTGTGAAGACTTCGATCCAATGATGCTGGCTGGCATACTGAAGCGGTGGGTTAGCGTAGAGCCGGAGAAAAAACCAGCTAAGAAGTCGTCCATAATGGACGCTGTTATAGGGTCAAGTAACGATGTTGTTTTAGAGCGCGTTGCTGAGCACTGCACACAAATACGTGCGTTGGTAGCTAGCGGCGGTTTTATTGACGCCGCCGGGGAACAGGTTGAGGAACCACTGTGGCGCGCGTCATTGGGTATAGCAAAACACTGTACTGACCCAGAAGAAGCTATAATCAAGTTGGCTGGTGAACACCCTGACTTTGATTTAAAAGTAAACCTTGAGAAGTTAGAAGGGTGGGGCGCACACGGGCCGACTACCTGCGAAACATTTGAGCGTTTATGCCCAGCGGGTTGCCGTGGGTGCCCTCACAAAGAAAACATAAAAAGCCCTGCGAGACTTAGCTCAACAAGCTCTGTCACTGTAGAGACTGACAAGGGCGAAGAAGAAATCGAATTGCCTAAAGGCTATGTGGTACGCGACAACTGCGTGTACAAAGAAGTGCGTGAGAAAGTAGAGTCTACTGACGCCAATGGTAACCCAACAATGGTTGAGCAAGTTGAGTGGGTTCTGGTGTCTCATTACTTAATGCACGTTCTTGGGCTGTATAAAAACCCAGAGACAGGCAACTCCACGTTCAGACTATCTGTTCGCTACCCGATGGTTGGCTGGACTGAGGAAGATCACGAAATGGATGTGCTGGTTAACGGGCCGTCTTTTACCAAGTTCCTTCATCACCGACAGATATTTGACGCTAAGACAGGGGCACAGCAAGAAAGACTGAGGTTATTTATTGTGGATTATCTAGCGAAAGTACAAAGCGAAAGTCCGACTGGCATCGACTACATCCATTTCGGGTGGCAGAAAGACAAGACGTTCCTGTGTGGACATACAGTACTCGGTAACGATGTAGACACTGCCATAAAGCGCCGACTAAAAGGCGCGGCTACTCGGTTTGACGAACTAATCAAGCCGGTGGGGTCTCGCGCTGACTGGGTTGATGCCATGCGCATCCTTGAAAAGCCTGAAGCCAAGATGATACGAATGATGATGTTCCTTAGCATGGGGAGCGTGCTCAGTAGGGCGGCTGGCAACTGTACTGGCATGGTGTCTATTTACTCACCGCAGACTACAACAGGCAAAACGCTTGCGCTGTACGCTATCAACAGTATGTTCGGAAACCCTAAAGAGATGTTGCTACAACGTAGAGACACTGCCAACGCCATGTTTAAGATACGCGGCGTGCTTAACCAGCTACCTTGTACAATAGATGAGCTAACTACCGTACACCCGGACGAAGCTGTAAATATGGTTTACGACCTTAGCTCAGGCGTAGAGAAGAACTCCATGGATCAGCGGCGGGAACTGCGAGACCCCGCTCGGTGGACTGGCCCTACGTTCGTGTCAGCTAACGTCTCATTCCACCAGCAATTTGACCTTGCGCAGACTAACGACAGCGCCCTGCGAGCGCGGTGTATTGAGTATGTCCACGAGGACAGGACACTGGTAGAAAAGGATACCTCTGGTACAAGCCCCGCAGACCGCTTTGTGGAGGCGATATTCCACAACTATGGCTGGGCCTACCCAGAGCTTGTAAGCGCTGTAATCAGCAATGGGGGCGACACAGAGCTATGGAAAGCCCTAAAGCCCAAGTTTATAGAGAAATTCGGCTCTGTATTCCAAGCTGTAGACAAGTATGCTGAACCGATGATTATTTGTGGCTGGATAATGAGCAAGATTGCTAGGAAGCTGGGGCTGGTTAGCTTCGACCCAGACGAAGTAGCCCAAGACTGGATAGCACACGTACACGCTACTCACGATTATGAGGCTAAGCACGCGGTAGATGCCATAGACACCCTTGGGCAATTTCTTCAAGAGCATAACGACGAGATTATACACTCATCTCAGCAACATGGTCAGCAAAAAGAAAACGTGCAATTACCGCCGCCAACAACGGCTGTAGCGCGGGAAAAGCTGATTTATGACGCGAACAACAATATCCTGAAGGGTAGTTATTTAGCGGTAAATATAGCTATGCTCAAGCGGTGGCTACAGCGCACCCGAGATGGTATAGACCGAGTAACGCGGGAACTGGACAGTATGGGAGCGCTAATTAGCGAGCGTGAAAGAGTCACGTTGTTTAAGGGTTGTCCCGGCCATAACCCCGGCCAAGCGTTCTGCATTATGGTAGACTTAACGCATCCTAGATTTATTGAAGGGCTGGACGGCTCAGAAGCCGTTAAGAACAGCACTGTCCTGAAGGCGATATTGGGAGGCTCGCATGGCGCGAAACTACCGTAAAGAGTACGACAACTACCACTCAAAGCCCAAACAGAAGAAAAACCGTGCGGCGCGTAATGCGGCACGGGCTGTTATGGCTAAAGAAGGTAAAGTCCGTAAGGGCGATGGCAAAGATGTTGACCACAAAACCCCAATGGCGAAAGGCGGGGGCAACGGCAGGTCTAACCTACGCGCTACCCCTAAGTCTAAAAACCGTAGCTTCGCCCGTACTAAAAAGGCGAAGATGAAGTAACTAGTAGCCGCCGGAACGACCGCCCGAAGAAACTTCGCCGCCGGGACGGAAGCTGTGTGCCTTGTCGTTGTTCATCTTAGGAGCTTTCATAGCGCCGTCAGACATGAAGTTAACCATCTTCTGCTGGCCGATAGCTACACCAGCCTCTTTTTTCATGTGCTGGGGTACGCCCATGCAGCCGCCAGCCTTGTCTGCCATTCCACCTTTCTTACCGTACATAGCACGTTCTCCTTTGTTTGAGTGCATAGTTTAGTCCCTGTTGTACAACTTGTCTATTTCTTCACGCATATCTTGGCGCAAACTGTCTATCTCAGCGTACAGTGCGTCGTAATCTGGCGCTCCAGACCGCAGTTCTTCACGCTTAACGCGGGATACAGCGATGCCATAGTCTCGTATGATCTGACGCTCAGCTATCTGCTTGTACATGGTTTCTTCTGTCACGTTGGGGTTGTAGAACTTCAGTCCAGCGGCTCTGGCGAACAGCATCGGGGATACGTCCCTACCACTTATCGTCGTGCCACCTTCGATAAAGTCTATTGCCTTGCCCACGTTACGAGTACTAATTACAGGCGGTAGCGCCATATCAACAACCATACCAATGTTGTTTAGCGTAACATCCAGCGCACTGTCTGTAGGATCGTTGATCTTCTTGCCTGTGTACGTGTCAGTATTCATAAACATACCGGCAAGCATGACAAGCGGCCCGTTGGGGCTGAAGCCTCCCGGCCAGTTCTCATAGCCCAAGAAACCAGCAGGTGTACCGCGCATGGTGCTTGACAGCGGTATGTAGTCGCCCAAACGGAAATAAACAGGATTCTCGTCGTCACCCATGAACGGTATACGGATCATGGAATTTGGGCCTGAATTGAAAAACAGTTTCTCGTTGTACATCTTGCCGAGGCGGTTACGGTCTTCTTCGTCCTCACCAGCCAGAGCAGACATTGCCGCATCAAGAAGTGCGTACGATGTCAGTACGTTGGCTATCATCCAAGGCCGCGTCACAGCAATCTTGCCGAGCATGGGTATCGCGGCGTATGTCCACGAAGCAAACGGCATGACGGTCTGACGCGCATACTGTAAGTACTTGGCGTCGATGTCGTAGTTTAAAAACGCATCGCGTCCAAAGTCACCAGCCTGCCTCCATTGGTCAGCGGTCAAAGCCGCGCCGTCATTGGCTGACTGAAGCTCTCCCGCACGGTTCATAAACGCGGCTAGACGGAACACGTTATCTTCAGCGGCGTAAAGCTCCAACAAGTTACGATCTTTCTCAAGAATGTAATTGCCCATCGCCTTAACGTTATCTGATTCAAGTCGTAATAGCTCAGACACGCGACCCATAACGCCTCTGTTGTCGTTGTCAGGCTTAATTTTGTCTCGCATCTCACGATACTTGGTCTTCTTGACTTCAGAAGCCGAGAAGTTGCCCAACAACGCACCAGACTTCTCAAACTCTTTAAGGAGAAGTAGCTGATCCTTAGTCAACGCGCCACGATTGCGTGAGACTCTGTATAAGATGCTTGCGGCTTCTTTTAGGGTCTTGAAGGTAATCCCGTGCATCATCATGATTGACACGTTTGATGCTACGTTGGTGATGTGCGTACCGGGGTTACGTGTCGTTTTAGACAGTTTGAACTGCCGCAGAGCTTCGTTGTAAGTACGCATAGCCCCTTTGTCGAACATGGTGTGCTTGCTCGACATGTCTTGGATAGCCGCATACACAGGGCCAGACACAATTTTCCCTGCCAGATCGCCCCACACTTTGACGGGTACACCCTCTGCTTTTAGGGCGGTTGTATCTGGTATCTTAATTAGCGTGCCTTGGCGACGGAACTCATCTGCAACTGCTCCCGTCTGAAGCTCAGCCGCGCTAGCTGTCTGCACTTCTTTGCTATAGGGGCGTACGGTTTCGCCTTCAGCGGCAGTCATTTCAAGGTAGCGGTTATATTCAGCTACGTCTTTGAACACCACAGGCACTTCGCCCCGCTCAAATGCGGCGGGGTCTATGTTACCGTTGGCGTTTCTGCCGATGTTAGCTAGACCAGAGAGAAACTTCTTAGACGCATAATAAGTACCCAACGTGTTGGCAGTGTTAAGTATGGCAACGCCAATCTGGTCAGCCGCCTGCATTTTATTTGCGTCTTTTAGGGCTTCGGCAACGCTCTTGTTAGTAGTAAAGGTAAACCGCTTCCCCGGCAAATCCTTACCAGACCACTTGGCGTTCATGTCTATTGGGAAAGACTCACCCTTGTCGTTGTCTATGGTTATGCCACCAGCGGCGTTTGCTTGGTCTTCCCGAACAAAGCCAATAGTCTTTGTGGGGTCTAAGCGACCTTGCGTCTCTCCCATAACGCGGTAGTACACAGCGCTAGAGTCAAACACATCGCCTTCTTTCTTGAGTCCTAACCACTCTGGGTTGTCATTCTTTTCAAGATCCTGCTTACGCCCACCAAAAATCTGGCTCAGCTTACGTTGCCCAACAGTACCACTGCCGATGTCAGTTTCTTTTTCGACAAAGATCAACGATTCGCTGAACTTACGCCCGTCAAAGAACTGCTTATAAGTTTCGGGTAGAGCAGTCTTAAATTCCTCTATCGTCTCAAGCAGGTTGTCTGCGCGAGTTTTCAACAACTCAGCGTCCGGCACGCCGTTAAGCGCCGCTTTGTTACCGTCTAAGTAATCAATAAACTTCTGCGCAGTAGCAATGTCGCGCTGGATAAGATCGCGCAGGTGGTTAGACACAAGCTCGGCAAGCTGTACGCCGGTATGTTTCTCGTTCTTGAACATCTGGAATACTTTTTTCAGCGTTTCGCCAAACGCCAACTGAGGATTGAACTTGCGCAGTATTTTCTCTGCGCCGGGGAACGCCTTAATAACGGCCTCGCGCACTTCAGTAACCAGCGTCTTCAGCTTACCTTGGAAATCTTGCGGCAGTGCCTTGCCCAGAAGGTCGAATATAGGCTTAGTTAAGCCGTAAGTGCCTTGGGTGCCATACTTGCGCAAATCTACCTGCTCGGCAGGTTTAACGGCTGTTCCCCCACGGACAGACTGCTTGAGAACCTTGCCCCTTCTGCTAGGCTTGCCACCTTCTTTACGAGCTTTGTTCAATAACGACACTGTTGAGTTAAGAATGTCGTTAGCCGCCGTGTTCTCTACACCTAGGAACTTAGATACTAGTTCAGTGAGGTACCGCCACACGTTATTAACGGCGTCTAAAAACGTTTTAGACTCGGCGTCGCGTGCTTTTACCTTAGTAGTTAGCTCTTTAAACTCAGACAGCGTGTTACCGTAGGAGATAAGCTCAAGCACAGCATCAAGCTCAGCTTGGGGAGCGAAAGCGCCGTCTTTCCTTTGCTGGCCGCGCACGTTCTGCAACGTGTTAACAACGTCTATAGCAGTCTGTTTATCTTGCGCAGACATACTAGTAACTTTGTCGAGACGCCCGGCTTGTACGAAATCAACTATATCTGTGAGTGTGTTTTTAAGCAGAGTGACTTCTGGAGCCGTTTGGTTCCGATATACGTAGCCTTGCAGGGCTACGTGTAGGGACTCGTGTACGATTTCTTCTGGCGTGGTAGCGCGCCGCAAGTAGACTGTATCGTCTTTAGGGTCGTAGTAGCTGTTCGCTTCGTCGGTAAACTTCACTGACGCATCTTGCTGACGCTCACGCAGAGTATCAATCAACATCTTGCGTAATGCCAACGTACCTACGCGCGGCGTGCCGCGTCCCGGAGCACCTACAAGGTTTAGGATACCGCGCAGTCCTTTCTCTTTACCGAACTTTTTGGTTCTACCTTTGCCCTCAGTAGCGGCGGTCTCTAAATCAGCGATAAAGCCAGCGTCAACTTCTTCACTAGATAACCGCTTTTGGCGACCTTCTGGAGCAGTCTGTGTAACCCCCTCTAACGCGCCATCTTTATACGCAGCCCAAGCATTAGATAGGACTACATCAACTTTATTTAGGTATTGCCCGCGAGTATCAGTCCTAGCTTTTTCGCCGAACAGTTCTTTCATGTACGGCTTAATCTTGCCATCTACTTTGCTGGACTTGTTCTTGTCTTTTTGCGCAGCTAGTTTGTTTATGGCTATCAGCGCGTCTACAGTATTTGCGCTACCAGCTACGCGAACAAGTTCGTCCATAGCTGTCTTAGTTTCTGCTGCTAAAGCCTGTAGTTGCTCGGCGTTAGCGCCAGCCATGTCCACAGCGCCTTGGTCAGACAACCCCTCTGCTTGCTTAGCGTCAACTAGATTCTGCCTAGCATTATTGTATGCTCTGGCAGCTACAACAGCCTTTTTGAACGCTTCGTGAACCTCAGTCATTTTTGCGCTGAAGGTATCCGTGGTGTCTGCGTCTCTAGCAGGGGAACCTTGTTGGCGGACTATAGGCTTAGGGTTAGGCTTAGTAGAGCGCATCATCTCTACCACGCCCTTCAACACTTGCTGGGGCAACGATATATCGCCGCTAACCTTTCCGACTTTAGAGGAAACTTCGGCTTTCAAGACCTGCGCTACGTCAGAGTCATCCACCATAGCCGCTTCTTCAACTTCTTCCTCGGTGACAAGCTCTTCCTCGGGTGCCGTGGTCTGCACTACTTCGCCGCGTGTTTCTTCTTGGACTGCGGCTGGCTCAACAATAGGAGAAGTAGGCTCTACCGTAGGCACTTGCTCTTGCTCGACATCAACAGTGGTTACTGCCTCTTCTACAGGAGCGGCTTCTAAGTTGGCTTCTCTGTCTATCTGCGCCTGCTCTACTTGTGCCTGCCCTTGCTCTGGAGTCAATCTACCTTTGCGTACACGCACTAACGCCTTGCGAGCGGCTTTGCCACGAGCATCGACCTCTAAACTATCGCGCAGCTTATCTATGTGGTACTCAAGCGCAAACAACTGGGCACCTTGTTCGCTGTACTCATTACGCTGGTCGAACTCCATAGAGGCAATAGCGATCTCTAAATCGCGTCGCTCTTCAGCGGTCTCTTGGGCGCGTTGCTCGGCAGCTTTACGCAGCTTAGCTGCTTTTCTGCCTCTAACGCGCTTACCTATGTTGGGTGATGATTCCGCCTCTAGTTTAGCTAGGCGGTCTCTGGCTTCAGCAAGTGCCTCGTCTTCTGGCATTGTTTGGTTAAGCTCAGCCAACTTCTCTTCTGCGGCTTTAAGCTCAAGCCTTGTAGCTTCTCGCTCGCGCGAGTTCATACGCTGTTTAGCTAACTTCTCTAGCTCCTCAACGCCGTTAGTATCTGCGGCTATTGCATCAACTTGTTCGTCTAGTTGCTCATCAGTTAGAGTAAGTTTGCTGCGTAAGCGACGCTGCTCCTCAATGTACTGCTCTTTGTACCGGAGGATGTCTTCTGGTGTGGATATAACTTTCTCATCAGGCTTAGCATCTTTGGGCTTGAACGTAGCGCTAACAGCACCGGAGAAGCCACCGCCAACTAACGCGCCAGCAACCACTGCATTAAGGCGACGAGAGGCTATTTCTTCTGGCGACAAATCGTCCCGCATACCGATCTCAAGCTCGGTTTGGAATGCCTCCGTTGCGCCTTCTGCAACAGCACCGCCGACAAGAGCCTTGCCACCACGACCAAGCCTAGTAGTTGGTACGGTAGTTGTAGCGCCTCCGCCAGCCAGATTGATTTCTCTAGTTGCAGCTACACCGGGGACACCAAGACCCCTAACTACACGACCGAGGGCAAACGGCACGGCGGCTTCAGCGGCGGCGTAGGGTATACCACCAAGTAGGGCACCGGAGGCGTCTCTTTCGCCGCCTTCTACAGACTCGTTGTACAGAGAACCAACACCATACATATAACCAGTGCCTAGCGCGCCTACGCCAGCACCAAAACCCAAACCGCCAGTAGCTAAGCCAGCAGCGGCTATGCCACCCATAATTGGTATTTGCTGACCAAACTGCCCACCAGCGTAGCTTAACGCGTCGCCAACACCTTGGATGTCTTCTACACGCTGCGGAACTTCTGGGTTAATAGATAGGGCGGCTTGCGCTTGCTGGGCGCGGACTTCCGACTCAAGAGTGTTTCTTAGACCCGTAGCACCTAGAGCTTCTGCAACAGCGGCACCAGCGCCAGCGGCCATAGCTTGTACTTGATCTACTCCAGCGGACGCGCCAGAAGCTATGGCAGAGCGCCCCATACCAGTCTTAACGCCAAACTTAGATGCTACCTTAAAAGGGTCTTGCCCGGTGCCTCTAGCGTATTCTAGTACAAGCTCTTCGTCGCTTTTGCTGGCGTACTCTTCGCTTACTTGGCTACGTAAATCTTGAAGGGTGAAAATTGCCACTACTTTAATCCCCCCATAATCTTTCTAACGTATGGCTCAGTTTCGCTGCGTTTAGGTAATGCCGCGTAGTTTTTGCCCGCTTTCAAAAACTTGTCAGCGTTGCCGGGGCCAGCGTTATAGGCGACTAAAGCAGTTTCAAGATCGCCGTCGTAACGACGTAACATGGCAGACAAATAGTCTGTTGCGAATCGCCTACTTTCAACGGGGTCGAATGGGTTGCTTATTGGTTTAACACCAAATCCGGGGTCGCGCCCAGTCGCAGGCATAACTTGTGTTAATCCCTGTGCCCCTACCGCACTTACAGCGTTAGGGTTACCGCCACTTTCGGCTAGGATAAGCTGGTCAATCACCTCATTTATCGTTGCTATCGGTTCTAGGGCGGCTTGAGGCGTGTCCCCAAGCCCTGCTACTTTCCCAAATTTGTGCCCCTACGTCTAGCCAATTCTGCCGCAATAACCCCTTGCCTTTCGCCGGTTGCTCGCTGAGCCGCTTGCATTAACTCTTGGTCTGAAATGTTCGTTAGTGGCCTACCCTCTCTGATATTTCTGTCGATTGAGATGTCAACGTTCGACGCGGCTATACCCTGTTGTACGTAGTCAACGCCTCCGCCGATGGCACCTATTACAGCCCTAGTGGGAGTGCCAATAATCTCATCCAGCGTAGCACCGTACTTCTTATCAGGCGTTGGGCCAAGTCCAGTTTCTTTAGCTGGAGCCGAACCGCCGCGCATGGAGTCTGGTGCGTCTGGGCCACCACCCATATCTTCCCCACTAACACCAAGAACCCCCGCGTAAGGTGCCAGCATCGCAAACACAGCGCCGTCTATTTGGGCTTTTTTGTCGTCACTAAGATTAGCATACGAACCATAGTCGCCAAGCAACTCGCCAACAAGGTCTTTACGCAGAGTCATAAAGTCGTTCATGTTCTCTATGCCTTGTTGAAAACGCTCTGCTGCTAATTTGTTGGCGGAAAGCTCAGCGGCGGCGTACGATTGCGCACCCAAGAAAGGGTCTTGCACTGTTTCTTGGAAGTTAGCTCTAGCCGCTGCTTCGTTGGGGTAAGACCTGCGCATAACCTCTTTGCCAAAGTTAGGGTGAGCGCCAATGTCGTTGTAGTAAACAACATCAACCGCGCCTGTTTTCTCATTTTTTTCTATTTTTACGACTTCATCAGGTGTGATCTCATTGTCATCGGAAACCATAGTCGCAAGATCATCTAACGTCTTAGCCTTTTGCATTTTGGCGTCTAAGCGCGCGGAGCCTATCTCTTGGAACGCACTATCTACACCGTAGATGCCCTGCGCCATAGCCTGCTGGTCTTTAATGTCTAGCGCCTTAAACTCTGGAGTCTCACGGAACTCCATAGGGGTTCCTTTAAATGTAGAATACGCGTCAGATGCCGCTGAAATACGTCGCATACTGTCGAGTTCTAAATCCTTAAAGTCTATATTTAGAGCGGTAAGTTCGTTTTGCAAGGCTGTTGTTTCTTGAGCTAATTTTAACCGCTCGTCTGCACGCCCTTCGCCGCGCATGGCGCGTTCTTCTGCTAAAACGTCTTGCTGCTTTTGGTACTCTGTCTGTTCCATCTGGACAGCGCGCCCGAGTGCTTTGTCAGCCTCATCGGTATAGCCAAGTCCCCGCAGTTTGTCAGCGCGTAAACGCTCGACAGCGGATTCGCTCATGGGTACATATTCGCCAGTGGGACGGCGAGGTTCTTGCATCGCTCCTGCTAATTGCTCGGGCGACAGACCAGTAGCGCTTGTAATAACGTCGGGAGCCGCCGCATTAGGGGGTAGACCTAAGCTAGCACGTTGTTCGTTAGACAACCCGACAGGGGGTAGTTGTCGTGCTGTACCCATGCCGACCATAGCGGCTTGTTGCTCGGGCGACAGACCAGTGGCGCTTGGAGCCTGTGGCATAACCGCTTGTTGCTGTTGCGCGCCAGTCATGCCGGTTGTTGCGTCTTGCGTCCCAATGCCGTACTGTCGCTCAGCGTTAGCCTGCTGTGCGGCTTTTATCTGCTCCTCAACTTCCCGCATCTGACGAGCGCGCTTGACTTGGTTGTATTGGTCAATGGCACCTTCTACGGCTAGCTGCCCAGCGCGCATTCCTGCTGCAAATCCCATTACACAACCTCCTCAGTTACTTCTATCATGCGCATTCCTAGCTCGGCGTAGTCAACAGCCGCGTAGCCAAGATCGTCATAATGCACTGCGCTTGGGAACATTGGTTCAACTTCATCAGCCATTACACCACGGAATCTTCGGTTTGGTTCACCAACGTAGTTGAACTCGTAAATATTCAAGCCACTGTTCATATCGACTTCAATGAACACGATGTCTTCTTTAAGTCGTCGGTCTGACATACCCATAGCGGCACCTGCCAAACCAGTTAATCCGCCGAAGATAGCGCCTTGCCGTTCAAGCTGCGAGCCGTACACGCTAGTTTGGCTGTTAAGTATGTTGCCATAGCCCTGCATTCCAAGCCCGTAGCCTTGCATCATCGTGCCAGCGCCAGCGCCGTAACCTTGCATCATAATCTGCCCCGGCATCTGGTATGTACCAGCACCAGCGGAACCGGCCCCTACGGAGCCTGCGTAAGCGGCGGCAGACGCCCCAGCCAGATTACGACCCAAACCTGCGGCGTCTAGCTGTCTAGCGTAACCAAGCTGTTCAGCCCGTTCCCTTGCGCCAGTCATTTGTTGGGATCGTGAAGCGGCTTGAGAAACTGATGATTGGGCACGTAACGCACGAGCGGCGGCAGAGTTGGGGTTTAGCCCCCGTGCAGCGTCAGCCCTAGCTTGTGATCGCTGGATGTTAGTAAACGCGCGCCCTGCGGCTGCGGCGGCTTCTCCCGCCATACGCTCACGATAAGACTCTGTACTAAATTCCTGCGCTTGTTGCACCAGTCCTTGTTCCAGAGGCCGGAACGTTCCTACTTGGTAATCGTAGTAATCTTGCGCTTGTGCTAACTGCTGTTGCTGAGCGGCTATTTGTCCTTGTGCAACTTCAGTCAGAATAGGCGACAGGTATTCGAACTGCTCTCGTGAAAAGTCAATTTGCTGTTGGCCCAGATCACGAGCAACGTCAACGGCTTCCCTAGATACCGCCGCTAATTCAGTATAATCTGGCGCTGATGAGGATTTTCCACCCATTTTAGAACTCCCAACGTTCTCTAGCAGCTTCTTCGGTTATCACTAATACCATCATGTCAGCGCCTACAGCCGCGTCTTTCATAATAAATTCTTCGCTAAAACCTAATTTTTTGTCAAAACTAATGATATCTGGTTCATTTGTTGGCACCATGCCAGTTAGACGCTTTAGTTTACACTTGTTAAACGCATAATCACAGACCGCACGGAACAAGTTTATCATAGCTTTAGAGGGTATATCGACCGCTATATGCACGGTAGCGTTGGCTCCGTTAAAGTTGTTGAACACAACTCCTGCGGTAACCTGAGACCCGCGCATTGTTCCCATGGCATAGTACCCGCCCCAGCTTGAGGTTTGATTAACTTTCGCTGCAACCCACGCGGCGATAAGGTCTTTGCGGTCAAAGACTAGGCGGTGTTGGGAACTCAACGTCATCTACAGAGGTAATCTCTTGATTGTTAGCTGGTAAATCACGAAGTTGTTGCCTGTACGTTTGCCAAGCTGTTTTAGTGGCAGCGTCAAGCGGCGCGTCGGGCATCTGTGTCCAGTCGCTATGGGTAAGCCTAGAATTACGCCGCTTGCGTAGGTCTAGCATCGCCGTCTTTCGCGCAGGCGCAGGGTCATGTACCCACTTCCTAGCTGCGTAGTCAAACACGTACTCTATTGACGGCTTAGGCGGGATTTCTTGTAGCTTGCCGTCCACCACAAAGTGAGTATCGAAATCAACTGGTTCCTCGGTTATGAAGCCCGGTCTACCGTCTAGTTGAAGGTCTAGCTCACAACTTTCCCGGCTACCAGAGCGTATGGCTATAATTTTGCCGCTTAAATCGTAATAGACAGAACTTGTCATCGCTTACTCGCTAAGGCAAATATGTTTCCACTACCCGTGATGTAATCACCATCGGTATCGTCACTCCTTGCTTCTAATATAAAAGAATGTGGTGAATTCCTTCCAGACAAATCAAATTTTGCAGAAACAGTCACCACTTGCGATAAGCCTACGTTTGCCGACACTGCCGCAGTTTGTATTTCTACGGTATTGTTTGGCCCTTGTGCCATTAGCCGCAAACGCACCCCCGTGTCACCGCCCGTTTGTTGCGATACAAAATTCATTGTGCCTACAATGATAATTGCTTTAGGTTTAGTGCTGGCGTCGCTGTTATCCCATGTAATTGGGCTAGTTCTAGCTACTTCGTTAAAGCCGTCATCAAACTGCGAAGGCGCTGAGATTTCAACACCGGGAGTTACGTTACCACCTACGGGTACGGTTACCGCGTCATCAGCAATCTGCAAAGTATTAACGAGCAGGTTGTCGATAACGCCGTTATTCGCTGCTACTTCATTAGCAAGGATTTCTCCGAAAATCGCTTTTTCTGCGTACAGGTTTTTAAATATACCGTTAGCTGCAAACAAGTTAATAAAACCGGCTGATTCAAAGTATGTGTCGATAAGCCCTTGTTCGGCAAAACTACGAATAAATAAGTAGTTAGCTAATTGCTCCTGCTCTGTAAGTGTACTGAGTAGTGTCCCTATTTTTATAGGGTCAAACGTGTAATTGCCGTTTACATCGACATTGCCCACTTGCAGTAAATCAGTGTTCAGAGCAGCAAGATTGGTGTTTGTAGTATCAAGGGCGGTTTGTTCTGCTTTAGTTGTTAAGCCGTTTTGTACAGCGGTAACATCGTCAACCAAGTTATTAAACGCAGTTTGGGTTGCCCTAGAGTCTATATCATCTTGCAAATCATTAATCGTGCCGTCAATAGCCGCTAAAATAGCGTCCCCATCAACTCCATTAGTAGTAAAAATAATATTGCCGTCAGCGTCTTTGAAGGCAAACACGCCAGTATCAACATCAAAACTAAAGCCCGGCCCACCTGAATCGTACCCCAAACTTTCCAGCTTGTTGCGGATGTTTAACGCGTTGATAGTGACTACGCCGTTTATAAGCTGCAACGCTGGCGAGTTGTCTAGTGCGCCACGTAGAATAAACTCTATGTCTTCTTGACTAGATAAAGACTCAAACTGGCCTGTGAACACACCGTTGTTGTAAATAGCTCTACTATTTATAGCGAGCCTAAAGCCCGCTTTGCCCGGCGTGTTTGTAAAGTCAAACGACTCAAGATTCCCTGTGCGTATCTTACCGGCATCAAGGTAGGCTATTTTGGCAGTATCAATTGTGGCATCTATGATCTTGGCATTGTCGATAGACGCAGTGCCAATTTTGGCGTTGGTGATGGTGCCGTCTTGAATAAACGCAGAACGTATATAGACACCGGCAGGTACATCTATTGTCTTGCCGTCTTCGTTAGTCAAAGTTGTGTCCGTCGTGCGCACAATAAACGGCAACGCGTCTATCTCTACCCAGCCTCCGACGTTTTTCCACACGTAGTATTTAGCAAACCCAGTGCCTTTGTTGCCTGTTTTGCGCCATACAGTGCCGACAGGGGAACCCGCAGGGGGTTCTTCAGTCTGAAAATATGCCGGTGTTTGCGCAGGTTCAGAAGGCTGAATGACCCACGTTGAGCCATCCCAGATATAGTAAGTGGGTGGCAGGTAATCTGGGGGTGGTTGCCGCCAAACTGCACCTTCACCTACAGCCGGTGGGTTTTCCGCTGGCGTCGCTACCTGATTGTAGTCAATAGGTGGTGATATAAAGAAGTTGTCAGCCAAAATAGCAAAGTCAAACTCTACGCCACCGTTCCTGCTCACTTGTGCAAGGCCAAATCCCGCAGCGGAACCGTCATCGCCTGCAAGTTTCACAACAAAATTACTTGGTGCGGAGTCTAGGTAAGTACTCAGGTAGTCAACAAACGCGGTTGATGTCAGCGTCCCAGTCAGTACGTCAATGACTTCTTCTACGTTTATCGCAGTGGTGGCGTCAGCAGGGTCTGACAACGGGCCTTCGCCGCCGTTAATATTTGTGTATCTAATCCAATAAGTCGCAGACTGCCCAGTGCCCAAATAGTGCGAGAAAACAGCGGCCCTGCCTTCTACATCAGTGACAGCGGTTGCGTCTTCAAACGAAGCGCCTAATCCCTCTGCATAGTAAACAGTAGTAAATTGGTGGCCGTAGTACGTTGGCCTAGTCCAATCAAGTATGATGTACTCGTACCCACCAGACGCAACGAGACCTTCTGGTTTTGGAGGCGTTAAAACGGGAATTTCAGTGGTGCCACCGTCACCGTCACCGTCACCGCCACCGCCACCGCCCCCGCCACCGCCACCATCGTAGACACCCGCGCCTTTCAGTTCGGTTAGTGTGACAAACCTATCAGCGCCATTTTCCGATATGATCTCGCCTACACGGTCTATGAAATAGCGTAGGTCTTTAGGTATATCAGACGTTACAGAAGGAAGCGAATTTCTAGGCATTCGCTAATTCCTCTCCACTCTGCGCTGCGGCTATATTAAATACTTCGTAGTTTGACTCGACTTGAAACTCCCAGTCTCTAGCGAGTTTAGAAGGTAAGCGCATAATCCCCCGGTTGCGATAGGGCACGAACGCACTAGCAGTAGTGGAGTTAAGCGTACCGTCTGGAAACTGAATGATCTGGTATTGATCTCTGTACATACGGTACTGGCAGAATAACGTCCCGTCAGTCCACACAGTAAGCCGCGTGTCTAAACCTTCATCAGCAATATCGTCATGGTAGTCTTCGGCTTCTAGTTGCACAAAGCTCAAACTGACTTCACTAGGAAACCCAAATACTTTTGATTTCCACTGTGCTCTAAGGTTTTCACCTTCGCCCCAAGGCTTAACTGGGTCGGTACTTGAACTTTCAACTAGGTATAACTTATCTGTCCGATAGTCAACAAGGCCAGCGCGAGCGGCTATGTTAGTTGTAGTGAACTCGCCAGTAGGTAAGTCATAAATAAAAGACTGTGGAAGAATTGACTCGTTGCTGTCCGTACCAAAGAAGCCGTAATACTTTTGGTCGTGTGTGTACCCGTGAATTAGCTTCGGGTTTACAAACTCGTTCCATTGTGCGTATGAAAACATTTGCTCAGTAACAATGCGCGTACCGCGAGGGCTAGTAGCTACTAACCCGTCAGGAGAAGCGTAGTAAACTTCGCCGTTTAGTGTGGCAATGCTCCTTTTAGACAAGCAACCTTGTTCCGCGTCTCCTTTCACGACAGTAAGGTACTCTGGCGAACTTCCTTGGATAAAGTAGGGCCGCTCTTTAGTCAAGGCAACAAGCGTCGTGTCCAAACTAGCTAAGCCGACAACAGGGCTATCTACCGAAACGCTGTAACTCAAAGGCCAAGCATGGGGTATGTACGGCTCACAGAAGTGTAGCTCTCGACCTACAAACCCAGCCATCATGCCGTTTGGCATATTAACAAGACCTTCTAGGGCTTTAGGTGGTGGGTTCCATGTAAGTGAAGGAATAGCTTCGCCTAAATCTTCGGATGGAGTAGTATCGGTATATCCTTGTTCAGCAGTTGTATAAGGTATATCGGCACCAGAGTTAACTAACAAAAACTCGCCGCCTACAGACCGATAAAAACGTACATAAACGTCGCTTAAAAGTAAGTTTCTGGGAAGTTCCGGTGGCCCTCCGGTGTAGTCAGTAGTAAACTGGGGAGACACAACGCCGTCTAGCGCTACAGGTGTCACGCCTTCTTCTGGCAGAAAGACGCCTACTGAAGCAGTAGCCGGGGATGGGCCGGACTCCATATCTCTGCCGTTAAGTTTCCAAACGTACGTATAGACGTAAGAGCGGAATTCTTTACTTAGCCCATCCGTTTCTTCAGGGTTAGTAGGTATAGGTTCGTTTAAAGCGGCACTGGGGTTAGGTATTCCTAGCCCATAAAACTCCGACAAGCCAATAATTCCTAGCGTTTTTGTACTATCGCTGTAATCCCCACGATCCGGGTCTAGTTCGCCAAACGCCATAAGCGGCGTGACACCGCCCCCGTTAATCGTGAAATAAATAGTTTCGTTATCATCTTCGATAATTTGGCCGAAACAAAAATTAGCGTCGTTTTCAGAAGCTACCCAGTACCTGTTGTCTTCAACGGTGTAGTCTTGGTTAAACCGAAACAAAGTTTTAGTAGTTATACCAGTGCCTAGCGTACGCACAGTAGCGCCCAATTCTTTAACAGGCGTCAACACACCTTGGCGCGAAGTGTCTACATTGAGCGCATCCTGCGCCCTTTGGTCAGGTAAGTAACGAGGGTTTAACTTAGGCGCTATACCCCCAAAGGCGCGCATCTTGACACCAGCCATACAACAACCTCACTTGTTCTTGTAGTTGCGTTTAGCGGCAGCTTTCATCTTACGGTCAGTTTCGGCTGTCTTGGCGGCTTTCGACATACGTGCCTTTTCAGCGGCGGTAGGCATTGGGTTTTGCATCCGCTTGCGGTCAGCAGCTATGGCTTTTTCAATGTCCTTCTGCTGCTGGGAAGGACTTTTCTTGGACACTTTGGCTTTAGGTTTAGTAGCCATTTTATTTCCTCTTGGCTGTCTTAGCGGCTTTTTTAAACGCTTTGTCAGTAGGAGCGCCCTTTGCTCCTTTCTTGCGCATAGTTTCTCCTGATCCAGCCGCGATACGCTTTCGCTTGGCGTGGATATTAGCGTACAGTCCGGGTTTCTTAGCCATTAGCATTTCCACCTTTTACGAGCTTGTCGTAGCCGTGAATTAGGGTCTTTAGCCGCTTTAGGGTGCTGTTTCATTTGTCCCGCAGAACGCGCACAAAATGATTTACGCCGCTTAGCGTCTTTACTACCAGCCTTAACTTTGCCCGTTACAGCCGTTTTAAGCTTTGAGCCGGGGTTAGCCTTACGGTACGCCTTGACGCCCTTCTCGGTCATTCCTGCTCCAGCTTTCGTCTTTCGGTAATTACCACCTTTTCCAGTAGTCCGACGTATTGGTTTGTCAGCCATATCAGTAGCTCCAAATAGCAGGATTAGGCAAATCCAGCGCGGCATCCAAATGGATAAACCGCTTAGAGTGTGGCCCAGACTGGTTAACGCCTACTCGTTTTATACCATGTTCTAGCGCCAATTCAAGCAATCTATGGGCTTTCCACCCACTAATTTGGATATCCACTGCTTTACCTGTGCAGTGGGCACCAGTGCCGGGGTGTTCTTTAGCCGCTTCTATAGGGTGCCCAGAGCACCGATAACCACTAGAAACGGGGAGAGGGAAACCGCAAGAAACACGAATAACGTTAAGAAGGCGTAAAAAGTCCTCATCAAAGCGGTAAACCCCACAATGCTGGCATTTAAGCTCAGCTTCGGAAAAATAACTCATTTTTTAAGCGTCTGAGCTATTTTTTCTCCACTACGACCTATAATGTAGCCGCCTAAGCCTATTTGGATGACGCCATACAAAGCGTCGTAGTCGGCCTGTTGCAGTCCTTCGGCAGAAAAACCAAACCAGCGGGCCACAACTAGGCTTAGAAAAGTAAGCATGGTTATTGGACGCCAGTTGGCTGTTAGCCAATGCTTTGATGACGCTTCAGCGTGAATGATTTTAGATTTGCCCTCAAGCATGGACTTTTCATATTCAAACACGCGCTGCATGGCGGCAGCTTGAACGTCGAGCAAGTGCCCTTGAGCTTTAAGTCTTTCTTCTTCGGAGGTGTGTAATTCATCAACAAGTTCAGCAGCAGGCTTAAATATCCCCGCGATTAGGTCTGTAATTGCTAGCATTATTTATCCGCCTTGTCGTCCAATTTTTCAAGAATTTTGTCAAGTTTGTCCTTGATTTCTTTAATTTCGCGGTCGTGCGACTGGCGTGCCATATCGGTTTCGGTCTTCAAAACGGCTATTTGGGTGGCATGATCCTGCTGGCGCATAAAGATAAGCCATACAAAAGCGCCGATAGGCATTACTACCCACCGTAAAATCGTTTCCAAAACGTCCATAGAACCGCCCACCGCACCTATCCGAGAATTGAAGTATTAACAAGTATATCTAATCTACGACTTCTGATCCATTAAGTTCGTACGCTTCTTCGCACTCAGCGCAAATTATCAGGTGCGCTGTGTAATCCATTTCGAACGTTTGCCAAATGAAGTTAGGAGAGCCACATTCCCCGCAAAAACGGTCGTAAGCTGCATCTTTTTTTGCTTCAAAATCTATTACGTCACCCATAACGTGCCATCCTTATATCGCAACGATATCTAGCTATTTCACCGAACTCCTTATGTAACACTATCGCGTTTAGGTCGCGCCCCGACCGGTAGCCCTTAGCGGCGTGCCATGCATCTTTAGCGGCAAGGGTGCGGAACGACTCTACTGTACACCCTCGTAGCTCCGTTTTACTAGAGTGATGTATGTGGCCTACGTACCAGTACCTATGCTCTGTCGCGCCCCATTCTTCAGGTTTGTCAGTAGCCATTAAAGCACCTAAGTCGGCGTGTTTTACGGTGTCACCATGGGTAACGCCTATTAACGTTTTACCAAACGAAAAATAATGGAATTTAGACGTAGTGGGTTGAATGGTAACACGAGGTTCGTTACTAAAATACGCATCTAAAAACGCGGCTAGCATAACTGAGGAATGGTCATCGTGGTTACCTATAGCGTTAATAACTTCCACATTTGGGTGTTTTTTCAACGCTAGCTTAATGACATCGACCATCAACATACAGCCAAGTTGTAGAACCTTTGCCCACCTGCTATCAACATCAAGTTGGTGCTTACTACGGCTGGTCTGATTGCTTTGGTTATCCGCATGGAAAAAATCGCCTAAATTACATATTAGACAAGTTTCGGCGGCTGGGGCTGTTGATATAACTTGGTTAGCAGCGGAAAGTAAGTCCTTTCTAGCTATAGAAAGGTCAAAATCCTCGCCAGCTTCTTCACGCCAAGCGTAAAGGCCAATATGGGGATCACCTATGGGAATAGCCACTATTATATCGTCAGGAGCGCTTTTGGGTATTTTAGTAGGTTTAGCTAGTCCTTTGAAATCTTCTACAGCGTCAGATATGGCATCGTGCAGTATTTTTAGCTTATGGTCTTCACTTAGCCTAGATTTAACCCATTGTCCTGTGGGCTTACCTTCGTCGTTATAATATGTGGATACTCCAGAAACAACAAAGCCGTCGGGAACAGTGTTGGTCATATCGTGACTAGGAGCGTAGCCTTGTCTAGCCGCGTTCGCGCGTGTTTTCTGGAGCATACGCCGCGCGTGCCTTTCGCCAATACCAAGCTGAATTGCAGCGTCAGAAACGGTTAGCCCAGTGTTTAAAACATCTAGTAGCTGTTTCTGTTGTGTTGACGACACATATGGAATTAAAGATTCCCATTCAGTCACGTAGCATACCCCCTGTGTGCTGTCGTGAAAAAAGAGGCGGCTTAGTTATTATCTAGCATCAACCGCGCACGCTCTAAATCAGCCGTGTACGCGAGTTTACAATGATTATCTTGGAAAAAGAACAAGAAGTTTATTACATTAAACATAATAAACCAAAAATAACTTTTTTCTTTGTTAGCGTAAGAGCGTCCGCTTAACGATTCGTTTGGATTACTACCGAGAAAAAACGCCACGTTTAGCAACTGCGATAAAGCGTCACCAACTCTAACTACATAAAGAAATATCTTCAGCCATATTGAGTTTTTGTTTTGGAAAGTTTGGTGTAGCTTTTTTTCTGTTGCTATCCTTTCCCAAAACTTTTTATCTATGTCATCAAGATTCATTTGCGGCATTTTACCCACCCGCTTGACTGTTTTTGCTATCGTAAGCTTTTACCGTCAAAAGAGCGCCGTTAGTAGAATCAAAGACGGCTCCATACATCCAAAAATCGCCTTTATAACCGCTTGGATACGGAAATGTGTAGTTGTTTTCTTCACACCAAAGAAAAAGCCTTTGTTCTGTAGTGCCGAAAAAAACGTCTACTTCGGCGTACGGCGTTCCGTCCTCTGCGTAAACTCGCGCAATCCAATAAGGCAAACATAGTTCTGGTAAATTAAACACGCCATATTGCTCATGGTAGCTTTCTACAAACTTATAAAACTTTGGCGAGTTCGGTTGATTGCCTTTTTTTACGGCGTACCACTGTTGTAATTCGCCCGGAAAGTCTGCTGTTGTTTTACCCAGCGAAGCAAGTAGCTCGCTTGGCGGCACTCGCTGGTCATAAATGCTAATTCCGGGGCCGTCGTATGGAGGTCTGTAACTACTGTATCGGCCAAACACGGGGTTTACGGCACCATCTGGAATCAAAGCTTGTTCTTGTGGAGTCAGTACAATCTTTTCTCTTGGAAAATCTTGCCTAACCAGAACTCCGTTAGCATAAACATCATCTTCAAACACAGCTAGGCTTTGGGCTTTTCTTCCAATGCCTTTGTTAACACCATTAAAAAGCTGTTTTACAGCGGCTTCGTTCATTTTTGCTTTGTTTTGTTCCGCCGTACCGTCTGTCACTACTCGGATTTCTACATACTCACCAAGTTCATTGGTGTAACACGCCCACTGTATTTCTTGGCCGTCAAAAACCTCAGTGCGGTAGGTCAAATCAAGTGTATCAATAAACATTTAGCAATTATTCCTCAACCCAAAAAACACCAGTCCAGTTGCCATTTCCTGTATTGAAGTTCGCATAACTACTAGGCCATTCCCAATCCTCAAGACTATAGCCAGATGACGTTGTATATCCGAATCCATCGCCTACAAGCGTATAGGTTGCGTCTGTTCGGTATAGCTCTATCTGAAAATCACCACCAGTACCGGCAAATCGAATGCGCGTCCATCCTGAATTACCTGTTCGGTTAGTTGTGCCGTTTTGACCATTGGGGGTCAGTATTTGAAATATAGGGCCAAAGGTTTGGTTTAAATTAAACTGATAGGTTTTTATGAAACAAATACGGTTTTGTGGAACACCCGATCCCCTTGTGCCGTCGTCGTCCCATTTAGTCATCAATCGACAATGAGGGTTTGAGTAACTTCCATCATCCGCACCCCCATTAGAGTATCGAAACCACAGATAGTCGCCAACGTATTGCACGTTTGTTTGCCGATCCATAGTCAACGTAGCGCTGCCATTGGCCCAGCCCTGATAAATGCCAACGAAATCCGCAGCACTTATTTCGCCCGTTGTAGGCCACGCACCTCCTCCGCTTTTTTCTTGGTCTGGATGAACAAAGCCCGTGCTGCTAGCGTAATATTCAGACATAGAAACTGGGTTGCTGCCGCCAAAAAGCGCTTGGATTTCTGCCCAATCTACATTTGTAGTTGACATCGGCATTATCTTTCTCCCTTAAGCTCGTCAAGTTCTGCCTTTAGCTGCTTTACCGCCTCAATCAACACCGGTACTAACTGGTCATAGCCAACGCTAAGATAGTCACCGCCATCTATAAGGGAGTCTTTTACCTCCCTAACGACCTCTGGGATAACCGCCTGAACCTCTTGGGCGATAACGCCGATATCTCGCTCACCTTTACGGCTTCCTGCGTTCCAGTTGTACGACACGCCCCGCAATGCACACACTTTCTCAAGTGCTCCATTAATGGTTTCCACATTGT